TAGTTTCTTTTTCTCCATTTTCTAAAATTTCAAAAATAAAATTATCTATTCCACCATTTTCACGAATAAATAAATATAATTTTAACCAGTATAATTTACCTCTTTTATTAGTAGTATTTTTTTATGTTTATGTTTTCTTTGAGAGAAATTATTTGTAGAACCAATATAAACAATATCATTATTATGTTTTATACAATAAATAAAATACTTCATAAAATATAATTAAATTAATATAAGTAATAATACAACTTAATAAATTAAGTCATATTAATATAAATTATGTTTAGATACATATTTAGATGCTTCTCCTAATGTTAAACCTTGTTTTTTCATTACTTCTGCAACTATATCTCCTCTAGCTCTATTACCTCTTTTAGTTCCTACTAATTTTTTAATTCCATAACCTGTAAATTTTGCTGGTGCTCCTCTTGCTCCTCTTAATGCTTTAACTTCTTCAGCTAAATGTCTATTTATCATTAATTGACTTTTCTTAAGTTCTTTATCTTCTTTATCTTTATTAGCTACTAATAATTGTTGTAATGCTGAATTATTTGTTTTTCTTTTTGGTCTAAAATCTGAATCACTATCAGAAGAAGAAGAATAATATTTTTTACTTTTACTTTTACTTTTACTTTTTCTTAATCCACCTCCTGAACCTTGAGGAATATTATTAACTTGATTTACTGGAACATCAATAGGCTTAGGAGGCAATCCTATACGTTGTCTATGAACTCTATCTGACTTTTCTAAAGCTTTTTGAAAACTAGCTCTTTCACTCGGTGTCATTATATTAGGGTCTGTTCCTCGTCCTTTAATTCTTCTCTGTTTTTCTTTAGAAATATTTTTTAATCCTACACCAGTTTTATTTCCAATATAATCAGATAATTCTTTTCCTGCATAACCTCCAGCTGTAGAACCTGCAATTCCTGCTAATGGTCCAGCCTCAGGGGCTAACAATGTAGCTGTTGCTCCTCCTAATGCACTTGTGAAAGCTGGTAATCCGTTATGTAAAAGTGAAGAAGCTAAACCTCCTTTTTTCTTTGTAATAAAATCTATAGTTTGTTGAAATTGTGGACTATTTTTAATTTTATCAGGAAGTTTATTAATTATGTCTTGAGTTTTTTGTGGAAGAGAATTAATTTGTTGTTGAACTGGACTAATAATTTTATCTTCAAATGGATGAATAATTTTATCTTCAAAACCACTTTTAATTTGATTTCCTAAATCTTCAACAGGGTGAATTATTTTATCTTCAAATCCACTTTTTATAGTATTTCCTAAATTTTTAAAAGCATCAATAAAACCAATATCACCACCGTGTTTAATATGATGATGATGAATATCCATTTCAATTTGAGCCATTTTATTTAATATTTTATTTTGACTTTTCATTATTTTATTATGAATAGCTTTTTCCTCTTTTGAAATTTTCGGCATTATATTTATATAATATAATATATTTATTTAAATTTATATATTACTAATACCAAAATTTATATTAATTAGTTTATCATTAATTCTTTTATCAGATAAATTAGTTCTATCAAAAAGTTTAATATAATCATTATAAATATCATTAAGAAAAACATCGCCGTCAATTCCTCTATCGTCAATTTTTAAATTTAATATTTTATATATTTCTAAAGAAAGTTTTTTATATTCTTTTGAAGCAAATAATTCATTTTCTAATTTATCTTCAATTTTCAAATATAATGAAATACTTGTTAAAATTCCAATAATAAAACTTAAACCACAATTTAAAACACTAATATATGATTGTTCAATATAAGGTTGTAAACTTACTGAAGCTATTGCATTTAATGAACTAAAAACTATAATAGGTAATTTAAAATAAACAACAATATTTTTAACTTGAAAATATAATTCACTATGATGTTTTTCTAATTCATCACAATTTTCCATTATTGATTTTAATAAATTTTCAATATTTTCATTCCAATTATTACTAGAATTTGAATTCATACTCATTATTATATTTAATATATAATAATCAATTTTTATTTATTTTGAATTTTATTTATTTTGAATTTTATTTTAAGAAGAAGGAATAAATAAAATTTCTTGTGTTCCAAAAGGAGTCATAATACCAAATTTATTAATTGCAAATTCTACACTATTTAATGCAGAACCTGAATTTGTATTAATAGCAAAAGCTAAAATTAATTCTGTTGGAGCAAAAGCACCAACTTGTGAACCTGAAACTGTAGATAATTCCATATTATTTAAATTAGAACCATAATAATTTGGTGTAGGACATGAACCTGAAACATTAGCAAAAGTTAAATATCTAGTATTTGCTACAGGTGTAATACTTTGATTAAATAAATATGTTCTTTTTGATTTATAAAAATTTACAGGTGGAACTGAATCATTTGCTGTATAAATAACAAGAAAAGGTGAATTATCATTACTAGTTGTTAAACCATTAAAAATATTCATATATAAACCTAAAACTTGTGAAACTGTCATTCCTATTGATGGTCCTAAATACCAATTAATTTTATTTACACCAGATGAAAAACTATTTTTAAAATACCAAGCAGGACTAAAAGCATAAGTATTTATTATAGTATTTGTTGGAGCTATTGGTGGTCTACCATCGGCAGTAATTACAGCACTTACAAATTGATTTGAAGAAGTTATTTGTTTTATAGTTAAATTAGTTATATTATTAGTATTCGTAGCTATATTAGAAGTATTAGTAGCTATATTAGAAGTATTTGTAGAAACTGTAGTAGGTAATGAAACTCCATTAAAAGTTAAATCAGTTTCAGATAATAAAGCTGTATTAGTAGAATTAGTTAAAGTTAAAGAAGAAGAATTTAATGTTGAAGTATTTGTAGAAGTGTCTTTTAATGTTAATGTATTACTAGTTAATTCAGACTGTTCTCTTGTTGAAAGTTTATTAATTACTAAAGAAGATGATGTATTAGTATTCCAATATGTAGGGTCTGACATTCTTGTTATAGTTGAATAAATTACCATTTGTGTATTATTAATATCATTACCTACAGCAACTCTATCACATTGAACATAAGAAACATCAGAATTAACATTATTTCTAACTCTTAAAGTAGATTGTGTAGCATTTAATTGAATATTATTAGAAGAAGAAGAAAGAGTTAATTCATTATTAGTTAAATCTAAATTAGTCAAACTATTTGTATTTTTTACATTTGTATCAATTGTTAATCCATCAAGACCAATTGAAGCAGTATTTACTGGAGCATTAGTAGAATTAGAAGTATAAAATTTATGTCCTCCTGAACCACTTCCAGCAACATTTAAAAATTTTAATGCGTTTGTAGTTGATTGAGTATAATGATAATGACCTACACTCGAACCTGTAGATGTAGATGGAAATGTAGATGATAAAGCCGTTGTTCCGTTAATATTAGAAGCTAATACACCTTGATGAGCTATATTTCCAGCTAAATCACTGTGTTGAATAGTTTGATTTTCATAATTTAAAACTACTGACATTATAATATTATATAATATTATTAAATTTTTAATTATATTATAAAAAATTATTATAGTAATGAAATTATTATGGAGTAAATGCTCCTATAGTTGCTAGATTAATATTATACTGAACTCCTACATTTAAATTTCCTACTCCTGTAGGTAATGATAAATAAACTGAATTTGAATCTATCCAATTAAAAGAACATGTATACGTTACACCATTAGTTGGACAATAAATACTAATATTTTGTGATGAAGGATTTGGTGGAGAATTTGGAAATGGAGGATTTGGAGTAAATTCTAATTGAACTAATCCAATTCCTGGACTATTTGTAATTGTTAATACAGCTAATGAACTATTAAATGAAGCTGTATTATTTCCATATGTATAAGTTGTAATTACAGATTGAGAAGATGGATTTAGAGAAAAATATGGCGTAGAACTTGAATTTAATGAATATGAAGAATTATAATATTGTGGTCCATTTTGTTGAACATATGCAGTTGTTGCTACAGTTGTATTATTAGTTCCTATTGGTTGAGTATAAGCTGTAGAAGCTGAACCCATAGAAAGAATATTATTACTATTCATATTAATATAAGAACCAAGAGTAATATTTCCACCACCATAACCTGTAAGTGTATTAATACCATTTATATTTGCATTATTCATATTTAAATTTACAGTAGAATTTAATCCATTACTATATATTTGAAATGGTGAAACTGTTCCTGTTGAACTATTTAAATTAAATCCAATTGTTGCCTGAGCCCCACCTACATAAGGAGCATTATTAGATATAACTGTTCCATTATTTGTTCCACTTTGGTCAATTACACTATAAGTATTAATATTATAAGCATTTGAATTTACTGTTCCGGTAAAAGTAATAGGACCTGTAAAAGTTTGTAAAGTAGAATAAGTTTTTTGAGCATAATTAGATAAATCTGTAGGTGTTCCTTGATTAGCTAAAACAAATTCACATGTTGCTATACTTGTATTATTTGTATTTAATGGTTGAGTTGTAGCTGTAGAATTAGTTAAATTAAAAGAATCTATAGTATTATTACCACCATTTATTCCATTAATATTACTATTAGTATCCATATAAATATCTGTATTAATAAAATTCATATTTGAACTATTAACACTAATATTATTATAAGCAATATTTAGAGGACTAAAAGGTGTTCCACTACCATTAAGCATTTGAAAATAAATTAATGGACTATTTGCAATTGGGGCATTATTAGCAATAGCTAAAACATTAGGATTAAAATCACTTTGATTAGAAATACTACAATTATTTCCACCAAAATAAATATTATTAATATTATTTATATCATTATAATTCATATTTATATTTTCATAACTAGTATGTCCTCCATTTGTTAATTGAAGAAGAGGAGTATTAGAACTATCAATAAAAGTCATTCCAGAACTATCAGCATATACATTTGTTAATCCATATAATCCATAACCATTCATATCAATAGGGTTTAAAGTTTGAGCTCCAACTATTCCCGAAGCAATAGGATAAGGATTTAATGTAAAACTAGCATTAGGAGAACGAACTGTTAATCCTCCATTATTTTGATTACTTAAAAGTGTCACGTCTTCTGTTGCACTAGGATTTAAATATAATGTTGCACTTTCTCCAATATTTGTATTAGTTAAATTTAATTCTTGAAATCCAAAATTTTCAACTCCTTGAGCATTTGGAAATTGTAAATAATGAGTAGATAACCATTCCGGCGTCACACTACTTCCTCCTTGAGCAGGTGAAACGGGTGTATTAGGAAGGGCAAAATTCTGATAAGAATATATTGGTGCATTGGGTTTTACTGGTGGATAATACAAAGCCATTATTATATATTATATTGTATATATATTTAATTAAATAATTATATTATATTTTATATTTTATATGAAGAAATCAAAGAAATCAACAAGCGAAATTATTAATTTTTATGATATTATTCCTAAGAAATATTTAGATGATGTCAAAAACCCTAATGAAAATTTACATAATATAAAAATACCTTTTAGAATGTGTGTTGTTGCACCTTCAGGAACAGGAAAGACAAATTTTTTATTAAATTTATTAAAAGTATTTTCACAAGGTCAGGGAACTTTTGCAGATATAAGTATTATTACAAGAAATAAAGATGAACCATTATATAATTATTTATCTGGAGAATTTGACCAAATACAAATAAAAGAAGGTATGCATTCTACACCAAAATTAGACGATATGGATAAACGTGATAATCATTTAGTAGTCTGGGATGATTTAGTTCTAAGTAAGAACCTTAATTCTGTTGAAGAATATTATATGAGAGCAAGAAAGAAAAATTGTTCAGTAATTTTTCTTAGTCAAAGTTATGTCGATATTCCTAAATTCATTAGAAAAAATAGTTCTTATTTAGTTTTATTAGATTTAGGTGGAAGTAAAAGAGAACAAACATTTATTATGAATGAATGGAGTAATGATTTAGAAAAAGAAGAATTAAAAGCAATTTATAATGATGCTGTTTCTGTTCCTTTACGTCCTCTAATTATTGCAGGAGGTAAAGTAGATAGAAATAAAAAATATCGAAAAGGTTGGTTAGAATATTATAATGTTAAAGAATTTTTAAAAAATAATATGCCTCAAAAAGAAATTAAAGAAGTTAAACAAAAATTAAAGAAAGAAGTTTATATAGATAGTGAAGATGAAGATTCAGACTAAATTTTAAAGGGCTAAACATCTTTTGATTTAATATATATTTTTTGTTGTCCCATAGAAGAACCCATATTTTTAAAATCTTGAGCCATTTTTTTATTTTCCTCAATTGTATGTTGATATTTATCACTTAAATATGTATGTCTTAATTGATTTACAGATGCTTTTTTATCAAATATTTGGTTTAGCCTTTGATTTAGTTTTACATTACTTAATTGATTTTCATTTGAATCGAACAATAAATATTCAGTTGGATTTATTTCCATCCATATTTTTAATATTTTTAATAGTTGTTTTGGAATTTCTAAAATTTGCTGTCCGTATGTTTTTGCTGTTTTATAAGAATTAAAAACCATTTTATTTTTATATAAATAATTGTCTTTATCTTTATCGATATTATTTATTTTAAATTCAACATAGTCTTTCGAACGTCTTGGAGGAATAAAAATACCACCTAATAAAGAAATAATAATATAATTTTGTATTTCTTGTAAGTCTTTCATTGAATAACTTTCTTTTTTCATTATTGCTTTAAAATTCTTTTCTAGTCTATTATATAAGAATTTTATTTCGTCATTAGATAACCAACTATCATTTTGTTTTTCACTCTTAACTTGTAATGATTGTTCTTTATTATAGTCTCCTATATCCTCTAACATTTGTTTTCTATAACTCTCTTTATCTGTAATAATAACTAAAGCAGATAAAATAGTTTTACGTTTATTAGGTTCTAATTCATGTAAATAATTTAATATTTTTTTAGTGTCTTCAAAATTACTCTCATCATAATCAAGACCAAAAATATTTTTATATAAATTAGATAATATTGAAGTATATGTTTTTACACTTTGTGGAGATAAATGAGAACGTTTTTTTATTATTAAATTTTTTATTTCTGTAGTTAATTTAGACATTAATAATTATATTATATATAATGTTTCTCGTTTTAAATTTATATAAATTTAATAATTTAAATTATAAATTATATATTTTAATTATAATACTTATGGAAAAAAAAATTATTAATGAAATAATAAATAGTGTAATTGGTTGTGGTTTCGGAGAAAATTCTGGAAGAAGACTTACATATAAACAACAATTTAATAAAAAATATGGGTTTGATAAAAATAAAAGTCATTCAATAAATGAAATATCAAAATTAACTAAATATAAAAAGAAAGGTTTAGAAACTATATTTAATAAAGGAGTTGGAGCTTATCATACTAATCCAGAAAGTGTTCGTCCTCAAGTTCATTCTCCAGAACAATGGGCAATGGCTAGAATATATGCTTCTATTAATCCAAGTAGTAAAGCTAGTAAAGTAGATGAAAAACATTTAATTTCTGGTGGAAAAATTAATTTTCATAAAATACATTGGGGAGCATTTACAAAACAATTTAATAATAGAAAAAATAAACGATTAAAAAACTTTAAAGAATTTTCTGAATATATATTAAAACATCCAGATGAATTTAATAAAATAACTAAAAAAAGAGCTAATTTTTATAAGAATTTTATATTTGGTAGAGGTATTATAGGTTCGAGTATTATATTAAGACTAAATGGACAATCATCAGCAAAAACTTTATTTGATTATAATAAGGAAAGAATTGATAAAAAACAACCTATTATTGACCCTAATATTTATTTTTCCGATAATTCTGAAAGATTAGAAATTTATAATAATAAATATGCTCCACAAATTGAAGCTATAATTTCTTCTATACCTACTTTTGAAGGTGTTGAAGCTAATACGACAGAATTAAAAAGTGATAATATTACTGAATCTGTAGATATTGATAATATATCTACCCCTGTAGTTTTAGATGAATTAGGAGAAATTGATAAAAATGAATTAATAAAAAAACAAGAAGAAGAAGATAAAAAATTAGCTATTAAAATTATGGAAGAAGAATTAAAAAAAGCCGAAGAATTAAAAAAAGCCGAAGAATTAAAAAAACTCCTTAAAGAAAAAGAAACAAATATTATTAATTCACCTTATTTTTCTGAAGAATATAGAAATCAATTAAAAGATGAATCACAATTTTATAAAGATATGTTAGAAAGTAATAAGGCTATTGATTATGATTTTTTAAATAATGAACCTAAAGATTTTTATTATAGTGAAGAAATACCTGATGATTTAGAAGTAATTAATTATGATGAAATTTTAGAAGATGAAAAATATCAAAATATTGTCACTTTTGTTCAAAATTTAGATAATGCAGAAAAATATTTTAGAGAAAAATTTCCAGATGCAACTGATGAAGAAGTTGCTGATGCAATAGTTGAAGCAGGAAAATATCAAGAATATAATTCTTCTGGTGATAATAATAAAGTTATTAGAGAAATTTATAATGTTGAAAATTGTAATCCTGAAGTTGCAGATTTTTTTATCGAAGATTCATATACTAATACAATTAATTTTTTAAAATCAGAAGGTTTTACCGATGAAGAAATAGCTACATTACCTAAAAGTAAATCAAAAAGTTTTGGTATAGATATAGTAGATAATATATTAAAAAGATTAATAGAAATTAAAGGTTATCCAGATGTTGAATTTGTAGAAAAATATAATAGGGATGTTATATTATTTAATAATTTTAAAAATGTTAGTAATGATAAAAATGAATTTGAAGAAAGATTAAAAAAATATGAAATTAATAAAGAAATTGATAATGATAGAAAAACTATAAATAGAGAAATAAAAAATATTACAGAAGGTAAAAGTTCTGGTGATTTAAGTTCATTAAAAAAGAAAAAGAAAGAAATAGAACGTTTATTGGATGATTTAGAAGACGGTTCTATTGATATTAAAGATATAAAATATTATAAAAAATTTAAACCTTCAGAAAGTTTTAAAAGTAAAATTAATAATTATGATAATTATAGTTCAGGTAAAGAAAGTTTTAAAACTTATTTTTATAGAAATTTTTCTGATACATATACAGGTGAACCTATACAAATAGCTAAATTTCCAAAACCAGATATAAAATTTATTAAAAAAAATGGTAAAAATTCAAGAACTGATTATAAAGAATTAAAAGAAGCAATAGATTCATTTTCTCCAGTTTATAATTTAGATTATAAAACAGGTGGTGTTCATAAAGTTTTCGTTAGTGAAAAACCAAATGAAACAAAAATATTAAAAATGTTTAGAGAAAAAATGAATAAAGAATTAACAAAATATTTTAGTTCAACATATAATAATGTTGATATTTTAATGTATTGTAAATCTGTTCCTGTTTTATTTAGTATTACCGATGCTATTAAAAAAGATAAACATTTATTATCAAAATATGAACTTACATATATGAGAGGTGATAAAAAAAATGCTGTTAATATTCCTTTTTTAGAATTTAAAATTCCTAAATTAAAAAATGATATTTCTAGTAAAACTGAAAAAGAAAGAAATGAAATTATGAAAAAATTATATTCAGAAAAAATTAGATTTAATACAAAAAGAAGAGATTTAGTTCCAGATTCATATGATTTTTATGAATCTAAAGTTCAAAGTAATACTAAAAAATTACAAAATTTAAATAAAGATGAAAAGGATATATTTGACGCTTCAACAGCTTTAATGCTTTTAAATGAAACAAAAGATAAAATTAATACTAGAATAAATGAAATAGATAATTTAATTATTGATTATAAAAATAAACAAAAAAAAGCTCCATCTAAAAATGCTAAAAAAAATATTGATGAATATGGTAAAACAAAACAATTTTATATTGATGAACAATCTAAATTATCAGATGAAAAAGCTAATTTGAAAAAAGATAATACAGAAAATAAAAATATAATAAAAACAGTAGAAGAAAGAATTAAAAAAATAAAAACTCATTTTAAATATTAAATATATTAATTATTATAAATTATGTCATACGGAACTAAAGAATGGTTATTAAATTATTTAAAAGAAAAAAAAGAAGAGAATGAAGAGGATGAAAAAGCCCATAAAATAAATAATGAATTAAATAATGAAAAAAGTAGAATAACAAATTCATTTAATAAAATGATAAAAAATGAGAAAAAAAAAGAAATTCCTAAAATAGTAGATAATAATACTAAAAAAATTACTAAGAAACAGTTAGAGGCTGAAAGAAAAGAAAAAGAAAAGAAGCGAAGAGAAAATGAATTAGAAAATAAAAAATTAGAAAAATTAGATAAGGAAAGACTTAAATTAATTATTAAACGAGATAATTTTCAAGACAAACAAAAAAATGCTAAAACACAAAAAACTAAAGACAAATATGAAATTGAAGCTAATAATATACAAAAACTAATAAATGAATTTGAGGTAAAACATAATTATAAACCATATGATGTTAGACAAAAAGAAAAATATAGTAAAATATTAAATAATACAAAAATTATAGAACCAAAAAAAGAAATTGAAGAAATTATAGATAATGTTTCTGAACCAATTAAAAAAAGAAATTTTATATCTGCAACTAAAATTATTCAACCAGTTAAAAAAAGAAATTTTATATCTACAACTAAAATTGTTGAACCAGTTAAAAAGAAAAGAGGACGTCCTTCTATTCCTGAGGAAGTTAAAGAACAAAAAAAATTAGAAGCTAAACAAAAAAAAGAAGAAGAAAAAGAACGAAAGGCAGAAGAAGAAAGAGAGAGAAAAGCTGAAATGCTTAGAAAAGAATCAGGTAAATTATATGCAGATAAACAATATAAAGAAAATAAAATAGAATATAAAAAATTAAAACGTTATATTAGAGAAGAAAATGAAACCGGTGGTGTAGATAAAAGAACTATGAATAAATATAACGACTTAAAAAGGCGTATAAAAGAATATGAAGATAAATATATTAATAATGTCGTATAAAATTATTAGATTAGAAAATTCACCAGTTAAATATAAACGTTTTAGAGTAGTATTACAAAATGGAGATTTTTATGATTTTGGATTGGATACAGGAAAAACCTATATAGACCACCATGATAAAATTAAACGTATGAATTATTGGGCTAGACATTTAGGAAATCCAACTGAAGAATATAGAATTAAAAATTTTATTCCTTCAGCGTCTTTATATAGTTCTTATTTATTATGGGGAGAAAGTCCAAATATAAGGGAAAATATAATTAATTTAAATAAACATTTTCAATAATGTATATATATACAAAAAAATATATTTAAAAATAAATTAATATTATTAAATATAAATGGAAAACTTCAACTTATATAAATTAAAAGATTTAAGTCCTAATGATTCTAAAGCTTATATTACTAAGTATTTCGTTCCACTTTCTAACGGGACTCATGCTTTTTACTTGGACGGTATGTATGTAGTAAAAGAAGAACAAGAAATTAAAAGAACTTATTTTAATAGAATGCCTAAAGAATTATGTAATTATTATTTTAAAGAATTTTCAGATATTAAAAGTATTATATATGATGTTAATCAAGACACATTTTTTGAAGACAAATTAAATTTATGTCCAAGATTAAAATATAAACCTTCTATATTTAGTTATTCAGATAAAACAAATAAACAATTAGATTTTATTAAAAACTTTTTAAAAGAAATTTTATGTTCAGATAAACAAGACAGTTATGACTTTTTATTAAAATGGCTTTCTAATATGGTTAAAGGAAATAAAAATACTTCTTGTCTTTACTTAAAAGGAGTTCAAGGAACAGGAAAAAGTAGTTTATTTTATTTCCTCTCCAATCATGTATTAGGTAAAAATTTATGTTTAGAAACAGGTTCAGACCCTATTAGAACTAAATTTAATGAAATATTAGGAGGTAAATTATTAGTCAATATTGAGGAATTAGAAAACTTTTCTAGAAATGAATGGGAGTCAATTTCTTCAACTTTAAAAAGAATGATAACTAGTAATAGTATTACATTACAAAATAAATGCACTAAAGCTTATGAAACTACAAATATTAATAATTATATTTTATGTTCAAATAATGACGCTATTAAAGACGATGATGGAAGAAGGTATTTTATTTTAGATATATCTACAAAGAAGAAAGACAATCATGAATATTATAGTTCACTTTATAAATGTATGAATGATGAAGTTGGTGAAGCTTTTTATAATTTTTTATTAACTATAGATACTACTAATTTTAATCCTCAATCATTCCCAATGACTAATAATAAATTAGATAGTCTATCTAAACGTCTTGATAATGTTTATAAATTTGTTAAAGAAGAATATATATTAAATAATTATAAATTAGATATTAGTTTAACAGAAATGTATTCATATTATAAAGTATATTGTAGAAATAATTTAATTAAACCAGTTCCAAAAGAAGACTTTCATAGAAAACTCAGTGAAGCAAATATTAATAAAATTAGAAAAAATAATAAATACTATTTTGATATTCAATTAAAAGATTTAGTTTCTATAGCTAAGAAAAATAATTGGATTAATGACTTAGATGAATTTGACGAAAAAAATATTAAAGAAAAACCAAGAAAAAATATGTTGGATTCTGATAGTGAAGATGAATGTGAAAAAGAAAGTGTAAAAACAACTAAATATAATTCATCAAGTGAATTAGATATAGATTTTAGTGATTAAATTTTATTAGAAATTAAAATATGTATAGTTTTCTTTTTTCCTGTTTGATATATTTTATTATATTCTTTTATTATATTATCTTTGTATAATAAATTAATTATCCAATTAGATTCAAAAACTCCAATAACAGTTGATAACCAATCATTAATGGAATTTTTATATAAATATTCATAAACATTATTATTTCCTTTTGTATCATAATTATAATATGTATTTGTAGTATTAATATATGGTGGGTCTAAAAATATAATTGCATTTTTATCACCATTATTTTCTTCTATAATATCTATAGCATTTTTTTTAGTATAAGTTATATTTGCATTTTTAAAAAAATCATAAATTCCATATTTTCGTAAATTAATTTTATTTATTTTTTTACCTTGTGGAAATAAACCTTCTCTTATATTATAAAACTTTTTTCCTAAAAAAATAGAATAAGTTGTTTTTTCTTTTAAAATATTTTTATATTTTTCTTTATCCATATTTTCAATTATATCATTTATATATTTTTCCATTTTATCTATTTCTTCTTCATTTCTTAATATATTATACATTTCAAATAAAAATTCAGATTCATCATTTAATATAAATTCTAGATTTGGATATTTTGTCCATATATAATAACTAAGAGCACAAGAACCACAAAAAGGTTCAATAAAAATAGTTTCATCTGTAATATAGTCTTTAATATATTCTTCTATTCTTTCTACTTCTTCTCTTTTATTTCCATTATAAGACATATAAAAATGATTTTTCATGTATATAATAAAATAGTAAATTATATTTAAATATTTACTTTATATATATAATTAATTACATGAATAAATTTCAAAATGATTTAAAATTCGGACAAAAATATGAAAAGTTATTATTATCATTATTACCTCATGATGATTATGTTCTGACTTGTGGATATTGTAAAGAATATGATTTTAAACTCATTAAAGACGATAAGACGACAATATACGAAGTCAAGGCTGATAGAAGAGCAATCAATACACGTAATGCGACGATAGAGTTTGAATGCAATAATAAACCATCAGGAATACAGACGACAATAGCAGATGTATATGCTTATTTCGTCTGTAAGCCTATGGGCGCATATGATTTGTATCTCATCCCGACTTGTGAGATGAGACAGATGATAGTTGATAAAAAATATAAGCGTCTAGTCCGTGGTGGTGATGGTTATAAGAGTCATATGTATCTCATAGGCTTGGAGCTCCTCGAGCGTTATAGATTTGACGCCATGGATATAGACGATAATACAGACGAGAAAATTATTGAACAGGTTTGAACTGAGACGATGAGTTGAAATTTCAAGGGGGTAGTAAGGCGTATTTATAGCTAGCTATACCTCATAAAAAAATATACACTAAAGACACTTAAAGACAAGACGATACTATATAGTATCAATGAATCACGTGTATAGCTTAGACCACACTCAGTCTCATGAAGCTACAATGGAGTATTACGAGTCTCTCCTGATGGACATGGACTACCTGAGTGAAATTTCTAATTCATATCACGACCATCTGGACCGCATAGAGAAGAGACTATCTAGAGCATCTAAAAAATTTAAACTCACAGATGACTACGCGATTCTCAAGCACATGCAAGAGCATTATAAAAAAGCTTGTGATGGATATAGAGCTGACTATCTGATTATGAGTCCAAGACGTAAAGAGGTTGAGAAGATACTAACAGAAGCGGGTGAAATTGAATGGTATGTTTAGAGCATTATTTTTACAAAGTAATTATTAAATAGACTATTAAAAAAATAATATATATAATCATACAGTATAAACTTAATAAATACATACTATATATAAAAACATATTCTTGTTTTTATATATATTTACTAAATTAATTAAAAAAAATAGTAAAAATAACATATATCCATTAATTAAAAATTTTTAATTAATGGATATATGTTATTTTTACTTAAATATTTATCTATTTTATTATATATATGTTGTATTTGGTCATTTTCTATATATGTATTATACTAATTAATATAATAGATAGATATACACTCCACCCGACCAGATAATAGTTATATATTATTCATTCTGTCTTGAAAATCTGTAATAGGAAAAACAGTATTAAGAGTAGCCTTATAATTAATAATATACTCTGTTTCTAATATCAAACCTGAAACCCTATCAGATACATTACACTCTAATATTTTTTCCATGATAAAATTATCCCAACCACCATTATTACGAATATAACGATAAAGTAGAGACCAGTATTGAATACTGTTTTTATTATCAACAGCTTTCTCATGTTGTTCCTTTCTCCTTTCAAAATTATTAGTTGAACCAATATAAATATTAATATCATTTTCAATTTTTGAAATAATTTTATAAATACAAAAATTAAATTCTTCTTTTTCTTCCTCTTCTTCATCAGAACTTTCTTCATTAGAACTTTCTTCAGAACTTTCTTTTTCTGAATCTGATTCTATTAATGAAGGTTCATAAGTAGATGTAGAATCATTATCACTTTCTTCACTTTCTGATAATTCTTCAAATTTTCTTTTCATTATAATATATAATAATAATTTATCTTTAAAATTATTATTATATAAAACTATTGAGGAAAGTAATTAATTCTATAACTTCATTTTGATTTTTAAAAAATTCTATTAATTCTTCTTCATTTAAATTATCATAATCTAAAAAAAATATTTCAAACATATAAATAATAGTATAAATATTATGTCTTTGTTTTATATATTCATCTTCAGTAATTTCATATAAATGTCTAATCATATTCAACATATTATTTAAATAATAAACATGTTCTTCTAATACTTTATAAATAGCTATTTTTTCCATTTGTGTTTCTCTTTCATTATAAGTTAAGATTTTATAACACCATTTATCATAAGAAACAATATTTAAATTTTCTTTTTCAATACTCATTAATTAAATATATATATACATTATATATTTAAATAAAATTAAAAAACTATACTTCATAAACTACTTTTGATTTTTTTCTATTATTTTTTTTAACAATAGCAGTTGCGAGAATAGTTGAAACGACATCTTCATCAGGACTTTTTTCAAAATCAATTAGTTCACTTTTAACTTGTTCAGGTTGTGGTTCTAATTCTGGTATTTTAGATTTTTTAACTCTTTTAGGTTTTTCTATTTTAACTTCAGTTTCTTCTAAGACTGGTAATTCGACAGCTACAACTTCTTCTATTAATGGTTCGTCAATTTTAACAATATTTTCACTTAATTCAATTTCAGTATTATTATTTTCTTTTTCTTGTTTTTTTCTTTGATAATATTCTCTACTTTTAGTTCTTTTATATTCTAAAAATTGAGGGTCATTTTCTTTGCGTTGTTTATAATATAATTTTCTTTGTTCATTTACTTTATCCCTATTTTTCTCTCTATATTTTAAAGTAGCTTTTTTCTGTGACTCAGTATATGAAGAATAAATAACATTATAAGGTTCTTGTTTGATAGGTTCATTATGTAAAACTTCTGTCATTATATATATTTGTATAATTAAACCTTTATATATATTATAATTGTTTTACAGAACAAGGTATTTCAAAAGCATTTATATCTCCTTTAGCTTTTTCATTATCTCTAGATATTTTATCAATATCTATTGGAACTCTTTTAGATGCATCAGAACTTCTAAAGAAATGTTTTAAAATAAATTCATTTTTCTTAAAATCAACACTTACATTTAAATCATCAAACATTTCTAAAAAATCATTTACATCATTATATAAATTTCCTGTTCTATATGGTGAAGAATTAATATAATGAGCTAAAGCTAAACAATAATAACCACAAGCATTATTTAATAAACTTTGAATATCTCTTTCTGTAAATGGTAAACCTTTTTTACCAGTCGTTTCTTCGACTACATCTTTTACATTTTGTGGAGGTCTGACACCATAACTGTCAAAATAAATACTTTCTATTTTATCATTAGGATATTTATTAATTTGTAAAAAAGTCCAATGTGTTCCATCATTTTCATTTCCATCTTCATCATGTGAATCTTCAATATTTATAAAATAACTTTTATTAAATTCTAAAGGAGCTTCTAATTCATTTTTAAAAACACATTCAGCTACAGGAATATGCATTTTTTTACATAATTCATATATTTGAGTATCTGATAATGCCATTATATATAATTATTATAATTAAATATTTATATATATATTTACAAAAGTTTTATTTTTTTACTTTAGTAATGAATTTATTCATTATTTTTTATTTTTTACTTTTTCTTTTTCTTCTCATTCCTTTACCAGCCATTAATTGGTCAGCATTATGAAAAGCATTTTTTACCACTGGTGAAATATTTGAATATAAATCTTGTGCATTTCGTCTAATACTATCGTAAGCTTGTTCCGCGTCTTCTTTAATACCACAACCAACAGCTCCACCATGTCCACCACCAGCATATAGACCAGTTCCAAGACCAGAACCACGAATAATAGTTTCACCTCCATTATTTAAATGTTGATATTGAGGAGGTAAAAAATGAGACATTGAAAAATTAGCTGTTAAAGGTTGAGAAACTAAAGCTTGAGGAAAATAATTAACATGATTGCCATTTAATCCAATTGTTCCACCTTCAATTAATTTTTTATGTCTCATATGATGAACACCATAACCTAACATAGAAGAATCCATACCTGAAGACATTACTGGTTCTTGGTATCTTTGTGAAACAGCTTGATTATTCATTTGTTTTAATAGTTCATTTGCTCCTGCATTTTGTAATCCTGCTCTATTCATATAATCATAATTAGTTCCAAGATGTTCATTAATTAAATTATTTGCATGAGCTTTAGCTTCAGCATGTTCTAAAGTATTAGGTCCATGTTTTCTTATATGTTTAGCTTTTGCAATATAATCATGATATTTATCTGGATTATCAATATAATCAACTGCTCCCGCACTAAGCGCTGCGCTTGCTGGAATTAAATATGGAGCAAGAGGAGCAAGAGTTCCACCACTACCAAAAGTTGATAATCCAGCTAAACCAGTAGCTCCTGCTGTTATTGCTCCAACTGCTCCGGCTTTTGCATAAGGTTTTAATTTATCACCAATTTCATAAGCTACGTCTCTTAAACCATTTCTTTCTAAAAATCTATCAAATTTTGGACCAAAAATACCCCCACCAGTCATATGTGTTTCACTTAATTCTTGATGTTCTTCTGGAGTTAAACCTAAATTGTGTTCTAATTCTTCTTCATCAAGTTGTAAATCTGTTCCATTACCTTTAGAAAAAGAACGACAACATAATTGATAAGTTTCAGGTTTTACAATTAAATGAACACCTTTACCATGTTTTACTCTTACTTTTCTACCTTTTCTTATTTTATGTAATTGTGGAATACTTGCGTTTATAGTTATAACATGTTTCATAATAATATAATTATATTATTATAAATTTAAATATTTAAGATTAATAATCTGATATACTAAAAATTTATACTCTTGCTCTTTTCTCTCTTATCCATTTTGCTTTATATTCTTTCATTTTCTGTTTTTTTAATTCAATTTCTTCTTCAGTTAATACTTTTTTTTCTTTTTTAACATAATGTTCTCTAGCCCATTTTGCTTTATAGTCTTTCATTTCTTGTTTTTTAATTTCTTTTTCTTCTTCTGTTAGATTAGATAAATTAGATTTTTTATTATTTTGATTCTCGATTCTAGAAACCCATCTTAAATTACTGATACAATTATTAGTTCTATTACAGTCAATATGGTCTACTTCTGGTAAATTATCAGGATTATCTATATATTGTAAAGCTAATAATCTATGAATACTTTGTTTAATTCTTTTACCTTCTTTTGTTAATGAAACTTTAAAATAATTTTGTTGTTTACATAATTGTGGAATCATATTTTTCTGATAAATACAAGAAAAAATTTCTCCTAATTTATTTATTTTATATAAGTTTTCATAACCATTAATATAAATAAATTCGTTTTCCATTTATATATATATATATACAATATATATTTAAATATGTTGAAATAAAAAATTTTGATTTTATAAAAAACCTTAGACACGAGCTCCGGTTAGAATATCGATATTGATAGTATCCACTCCAAATTCAACAAATACCATTAAATCAATAGCTTTAGAACTTTGATTTTGTCCAATAATTTGAACTGATTTTGGAACACTTTGTTCAGCTGGAAGCATTCTTTCAACATTGACATAATAATAACAATAATTCATATCAAAAGCTTGACGAGAAATAAGACCAGAATTTAAACCATCAGTCATACCACCATTAACAGCATTCTGACCATATAATTGATTATTATATTGTTCAAAGTTATATTTTTGAGTGTTATAAATAGCATTTTGTCCTGAAATTTGAACATTAAAATTTGTAAGCCAAGTCAATGGACTAGTTGGACCAGTTCCAGCTGGGTCACAAGGACTTTGCCAAACTGGAATTCCAGGAAGAAAACCAGAATTAGCTGAATAAGTATTTAAACTAGTTCCAACACCAACATTCTGAATATTGGGTAAATTATTATTTGTAGCACTATAAAATGGTAAAACTAAAACAGATTTAATATTTGCAATTCCATTTGTAATAAGATTTGAAAATGGTTGAGCACCTGAAATATTTTGAACTTGATATTGATAAATATCTGTATATTTAATATTTTTAACTGGATTACTAAGATAAGCCTGTTCAAATGGTGGATTAAAAGTATATGAAGGAATATATAAATAAATACTTTTAGATAAGTTTCCGGCTGCCACACCTCCTAAATTGACTAATTGTTGGTCTAAACATAAAGCTCCTACAGATAAATTACATCTATAAGAAATATTAATATTAGAAGTTCCAAAACCAGCACCGAATGCTGTAGCATTTGAAAAACTTTGAGAAAATAAACTTAAACCACCATTAGATGCTCCTTGAACAGGAACAGATACAATACCAATACCATTAACAGTAGTAGCATTATATAAACCACTAGCTATCATAATAGGATTTACACCTCCTAAAGGATTTTGAACATTGTCAATATTTAACTGTCCTGGAATCATAGAAGTAGTAGCTGTATTACTAGGATTTACTGCGCAAGTTGTAAAAGCTGTAGTAGTATTATTTAAATTTAATGTCATTTTCATAAAAGCACCTTTAATTAATGGACAAAAATTAAAAAATGAATGAATATGTTTTAGATAAACAGTTGCAACAATATTAATTTGAAAAATTCCTGCTACCACTTGAGCTGTATTAGCTACATTTGTTGTTTGAGCAATTTTATTAAAAATATAACTTTTCCATAAATTATTTAATGCTGTTGCACCACCTGAAGACAATTGACCATAAGTAGTTTGAGCCCCAGCTTGATAACCAGCAACAGGTGGAGGTGTTCCACAAATTCCTGCTGTATCATAATTAATTAATTGTTGTCTTACTGTAAACCCTTCATTTCCTCCTCCACTTCTAAAATTGTTATCTCTTCCAGAAATAGGTGAAATAATATTTAAATTAGTATTATTACATGTTCCCATACCAGAAGGAGAACAAATTCCAGGTGTTGGAGTAATAAATTGCCAACTTAAAGCATCATCGGGGAAAAAACCAATAGTTGGACCTTGAACATTAATATCATCTAAACTAAGACTTGTAAGAAGACGAAAAGAATTCCACATCTGAACATAGGGAGTTTGTTGAATAATTGTAGTTCCGTTATAATCTAAAGTAAATGAATGAATAATTTGACCAAACCAATTTTTTAATCCTAGACAATAATCTGCACTAGCTCCAGCTTGATTAGGTAAAAAAGGTGTAATAGTTGGACCACCAACACCGGCAGCGGGCATAGCATTAGAAGAAAATCCAGTAGTTCCTAAAGTAATTAAAAAAGGAATACTTAAATATGCTTCTCTATATGACATATATTTATTACTATTACAAATTTGTGATGTATCTAAAATACTTTGATTACTATTATAATTTTGATTTTGGTTATCTAACATATTAATCCAGTCTTTTCTGATGAAAACTGAAGGAGAACCTTCAATCTCTTGAGATAGGTCAAAAACTAATTTATCACACATTATAATATTATATATAATATAATGTATAAATCTTTTTATATAATTTTTAAAATAATTTAAATTAAAAGAATCAAAGTATTGATTAAAAGCTCATTACAATATTTTTTCTTTTTTTAGGTTCAATATTTAAACTTGATAATTTACTTGATAATTTTTTACTTATTCTTCCTCCACCCATTCTTGAAGCAAAATCAGAAGCATAAGTTTCAGGAATATTACCAGTTGTATGTTCATAATCTTGTAAATCAATATAACTTGAACCAGCTCCTGCTCCACCTTTACGAATTACTACAGCCCCCATTCCTTTACCTTGAACATGAGGTTTTGGAGACATACCTGCAAAACGATGACATTTAGTAGAATTATAAACCATTTATATATAAGTAATATTAATTATTATTTATATATTTATTTAGTTAATTATAAGTTGTCATTTATGAGAATCAAAGATTCCCTTTCAATTTATCTTTTATACAAATATTTCTAAATTTTAAAATATTTCTCATTAAATTATCTAAACACATTATTTTAGAATTTAATACTTTTTCTTTTTCACATTCTTTATCTTTTTTCAAATCTGTCATTAATTTATTTCTTTCTGTATTAAATTCTTCAAAAAGTTTTTCAATATAATTTTCATTATTTAAATCAGACATATATATAAATAAATAAATTAATGTTTAAATTCTTTATTATGCTTTTTCATCCGCGTCTCTTATTGTTAATAAAATAGTCATATTAGGGTCATTTATCTGTAATGGTTGTAAATCTGTTCCTAATAATGTTAAACGTAATTCTGTATATGTTCCATCAATCATTTTATTCCACATAAAAGTAGGAGGTGATTCAGTTATTTGTTGTCCTACTGCAACTTTTGGATTTAATGAAAAAATAATAGAAGAAGGTTGAGAATATGGATTATTAATATTACTTAATGAAAATAAAACATTATTATTTGGTTGAACTTGAGGAGCAAAATTAGATAAATAACTTAATGTTCCTAAAATTCCATTTACACTTTTTTCTACATAATTTGTAGTTTTTGAAGCTGGAACTGGTGGAATAAAAGTATTATTTAAATTTGGATTAGAAGCAAAACCAGCAAAATAACCAATTATTTTATTAAATTTTGAAGGAAAAGTAACGACTGGATTCTGAGCTACAAGGGGCCAGCCTGGAAAGTTTGTAATTCCTGTTATTGATGCATTTGTAGGAAGTGAAGTAGGAATTAAATAAGTATTTAATTGAATAGCGTATCTAGTAGCATTTAAAATTATTTCAAATGGATATGCATATTGTCCTGTAGTTGTATCAATCCAATAAGTTCCATTATTAATAAATTGAAATTGAACAAAATAATTAATTTCTGGTATTTCGTATAATCCATCCGGAATTACAATAGTATATGTATTTACAACATCTACACCTGAAGCTCCAGTAGTCCATGTATAAGTAAATGTATTATTTGAATTAGCTTGTGAAATATTAAACCAAGAATAAAACATAGAAATATTAGAAACAGAAACATATTTATTTGTCAAAATTACTGAATTTGGAAATTTATAAACTAATTTATTATTTTGTCCATCTTGAACGATATTTGATTCATTAAAAACTATTACAAACATTTTATATTAATATATATAAGTATTTATTTAATTATATATATTTTAAAAATAAAAAACTAAAAAAATGAATTATCTATGAATTTTTACCCCTCTTTGTTTAATAATATGATTCTTTCTATTTAAAAATCCATAACCTAATAAATGTTTATCATAATTAGAATTAAGTTCATTATTAGGATTTATTAAACCTAAATTTACAGGAACTTGAGAACCACCTAAATAAAATGGTGGATTCATCCATTCACTTCTTGATTGTATAAAATCTAAATTAGGATGTAGAACTTTAGGATTATAAGGCATAATATATATTATTATATATTTCTCGTTTTAAATTATTAATTTAATATTTATGTTTAATAACCTAAAACATTTAATTCTTCTAATATTTCATAAACTTCTTTTTTAGGTAAAGAATTATTTTTTTGTAATTTTAAAATCATTCTTTTGAATTCTTTAATTAATTCTGGTGAATCATTTCCTGATGCTATTTCTCCTTTCATAACTTCAAATTTATGAATTTCTTTTTCTTCACTATCTTTAGAAGGTGTAGGTATTGTAAGTTTATCAATAATATTTGATTTTGAACATATTTTATGTAAATAATTCTGTTCTGGTTCTGAAAGTTTAGATAAATCATTAAAAGATGGATTTCCTCCTCCTACAATAGTTTTAATTACTTTTCCTAAATCTTCAGTTAGACGAGTAGAAGGAATATCAATAATATTACCTCCAGAAATATGTTTTAATGAAAAAATATTTTCTTTATTTAATTTATGTGAATTTAATAAATATTTACCAAATTTTATAAATTTTCCCGTTGGTTCAATTCCTCTAGTTAAATCTAAATTTTGTTTTACTGTTTCTGAATATGGTTTCATAATTCCATTTCCTTTTGGTCTACCTCTTCTACGTTTTTCTTTAGAAATACCTAAACCTACAGCACCTTGAACTAGATTTCCTATTCCCGCTTGTGGTCCATATGCAGGATTATTATATTGAAGTCTTAAAGCTTGAATACATGATTGTTCTTTTTCGTTTCTAGATGCATTAGCATTGCCAAACATTCCTTGACCTATTAAAGGAGCAACATGTAATAAATAAGGAGTATTAGGAATAGCAAAATATAAAGCATTTAATTGAACATCAGTTAATCCTATAACATGTTGAACTACATAATTATCCCATTGTTGTTGATTAGCCATCTGACCAGCTGGTCCAGCTACGACAATAGGAGCACCGGCTACAGCACCAGCTCCACCAACAGGAGCACCACCAACAGGAGCACCACCAACAGCAACAGGACCGCCAGCCGGAGGACCTACAGGAGGAGGACCACCAACTGGAGCAATAGCACCAATAGGCGGAGCACCACCAACTTGATTACCCATTCCATAAGTTTGAAAAAAATAATCTACTATTGTTATATATTGTTGTAAATCTATTAATGTAATACCATCAGGATTTAATAAAGCTAATAATTTTAATAATAAATTTTGAGCATTTTCTAATGAAACTTTATAAGAACTTGCAATAGCTTGGTCAAAAACTCCAGCACCACCAAAACCAACCTGAAATGATGCTCTAAATCTATCAAAATTTTCTAATATATTAATTAATTTTTTATTTTTATCCCAAAAAGCATAAAGAACATTAGGATTAGGAAATATTTTACTCATAAAATTTAATATATATCTAGCTTCTTCTACACCATTAAGACCATAATCTTGATTTTTTGCAACATCTACTATTCTAGCTACTTGTTCTCTTGATAAAATTAAATAATTTAATAATGTCATAAAATTAAAAATATCTTGAAATAAAGTTGAAATTTCATTTTCAAAATTTTCAATATTCATAGGTAAATTATTTCTTACAAGTCCAAAAGGATAACCATTAGTAATACGAGTATTAAATTCATCTGATAATGTTCCTATTAGTGGTAATATTCTTTCTAATGTATTTTTAACACCTTGTAATGAGTCGAGATTTGGACCTCCTATTGGATTTAATGCTCCAGATGGTTGTGAATCTACAAAATTTTTAGCTGTTTTAGTAAAAGCATTAGCATCTGAATACATTTTTAAAATAAAATTTACTAATTGTTGAATATCATTTTTGTCTCCTTTAATTCCTATAGCATATATTTTTTTTAAATTTAAAATTATTTCATTAATTCTTTGAGCTGTAAAAATTAAAAGTTTATTATCTACATTAACAGGATTTTCCATAATAGCTTGAACTACATTTGTTCCAAAAGTTAAAGAAGAAATAGTTCCTATAGTTTTAGCTATATCTTGTTTTAATTTTTCTATATCTAATAATTTATCTTCAATACTTCTATTATCAGTTAATGCAATAATTGGCATTACTTGACCAGTTTCTTTATAAAGTTTATTAGCGTCATAATTTTGTTTATTTATTGCAGTTTGTAAATTTAAACTTTCTATATATTCATTTTTATGACGAATAATATCGTTTTCAGTCTTATTAGGTTGTCCACTCATATTATTATATAATAAATATATAATAATATTTTATTAAATGTTTTAGTAATTTTTAACTTCTTTTTAATGGAAAATTCTCATAATCTTTTTTCTTGTCAAATAAATGTTCATTAACGATATAATTAAATTTATTTACTATTTCTTCTTCTGAACATAAATCTAAAATATTCTGCATTTCTTTAATAAGTTGTTGTTTATGTTCATGTTTCCAATAACTTGGATTACTAATAATACTTTTTTCCATTTTATGCATTGCAATTACTTTTACTCTTAAAATATAATGTTCTCTATATTCTTTATCTAATTCTTCTTGAGTTTTTATAGGTTTATTTGCTTCTTCGTCTTTTTCTTGTTGTAATAATTGTTCTGGTGTTAATGTATCTTTAATTAAATCTTTTTCATAATCATTTGGTTCAGTATAAGGAACATCTTGTATCCATTCACATTCTTGTTTATATTGAGTATCAGAATTTTGAATTACAATTTGTTCATCTTCTTTTAAATTTAAATTTTCTAAAGCTTTTAATAAGGTTGTCATATAATTGATATATATGCTTTAGCTTTAAACTTGTTTTAATGTTTTCTCTATAAATGATTTTTTAGTATTTAAATTAGGGTTATATTTATCTATAAAAGTTTGTTCAATTTTTCTAATTTCTTCTTTAGTTTCTTTTTCTCCATTTTCTAAAATTTCAAAAATAAAATTATCTATTCCACCATTTTCACGAATAAATAAATATAATTTTAACCAGTATAATTTACCTCTTTTATTAGTAGTATTTTTTT